TTGTTCTCTCATTTCATCTGATATTGCCACTATGCCTCCTTATTTGGATTCCAAATAGTTAAATTACTTTTTTTAAGTCTGTTAGCAACAATAGTATATCTATTTTGCTCTTCCTTCCACTCTTTAAGCCACTTATGTCCATCACGTTCTGCATCTATAAAGATTGCGTTGGTAAATGCTAGTGGTAACAATATAGCAACATGTATAAAGATACTTACAAGTGTATTGTAATTAAAGAATCCTAAATAGTTTGCCGCTAAGAATCCAAAGAACACACTCCATACTGTAAACAATACTAGCATAAAGTAAGTCTGTAGACTTGGGTCTGGGATATACTTCAATGGATTGTATCTTACATCCATCACTCTTCTCCAGCCATTTACAAGGTTCATAGTGGTCCTTCTGAATAGGCTTGGTTTTTTCATTATTGGTTCTATTTTACTCATTGTTTCCTCCTATAGTAAATCTGCAATATCAATGTTTTTAATTTTTTTGTATTCTTTTATAAACAATACACATCTTGGTTCTTCCTTATCTTCAAGTGGTACAACTAACATGTGACCATTTTTAAGTTTAGGGAAAAACCATTTTACGTCCTGATACACATTTGTAATCTGTATCTCTTCTGCTCTTGGCATCCAACTATGCATTGGATTTAGTGCCGGTGTTAAAAATCCTCTATTATTTAAACTTGCTAAAGGAATAATTTCTAAGTCTGCAAACTCTTCATCACAAGTTAAAATACTCCAGTCCATAGGCATCTGTATATTCTTATCGCCTATTTGCAAACATATTGCAGGAGCATGGAAACTTTCTAAAAATATTAAGGGCAGGAAGTAATAGTCCTGAAATTCTTCGTCTCCGCCATCAAAGACACAATACCTTATATCCTCAATCTGGTCTGGCACACAATCTATATCGTATGGCTTATTTTCTAATGTTAATATTTTCATTTATATTCCACCTTGGTTACTTGAAAAGGAAATCCTTGTTCTCTGTAGAAGGCTTTCCTTTTCGTTAAATGCCTTTTACTGTATTTTAAATTACTCGTTAAGTCTACTACATTAAGATAGTCTTTGTCCTCTGCTTTCCTAATGCCTCTACCTATACTTTGTATTACTCTAACAAAACTTTTGCCTGGTTCTAGTAATACTAAATTAAATATTCTTGGTATATTAATACCCACTGCCGCTACACCATATGTTGCAACAATAACCTTATTGTCTAGTTCTGATACTTCATCGTATTCAGTTTGTCTATCTTTTTGTTTCATTGTTCCAGAAACAAATACCCAATCATCGTTTATTTCTGCCAATGCTTCACCAGTTGCTATTCTATCTATTAGAACAAGTGTATTACCATTGACTGAAAGTCCTTTAATTATTTCTGAGATATGTTTTATTCTTTTCTCATCTGTAACTAACCATTTAAGTTCTTGTGCATAGTTACTGAATCCCATCATACCATCTTGTAATTGGAATATGTTTATATCTAAATTTGCCAGTACACCCATATCCTGTAGTTCTTTACTACTCATTTTACCAACTACTGGACCTAAACTACATACACAACCAACTGCTTCATATTCGTCTTTTGGTATTGTGCCTGTTAGTCCCCATCTAACTGGAACATTTTTAAAAGGACCACTTAATAAATTTCTTAAAACATCTGCTTTTGCTTTATGAACTTCGTCAACCATAATACATACAACATCATCTAAAAACTCATCTATTGGGAAGGGAGTCTCTCCTGCTTTAGTTTTCTTTTCTAATACTGCTAAACTTTGCCAAGTACAAATTGTGTGCTGTTTATCATATTGTTTTCTATCACCAAACAATACACCAACATCTAATCCCATATTAATATAGTCTTTTTCTGTTTGTACTACTAAGTCTTTATTAGGAACAATAACAATGGTTCTGCCGTACTCCTCACACTTCTGACTTAGTACTGCTGTAATAAGTGTTTTACCTGCTCCTGTGGCAATCTCTTGTACACTCTGTGGATTCTCTAAAAACTTGTTTACAACATCTACCTGATAGTCCCTTAGTATAACTGGTTGTCCTCCTGCAGGATGTTTTTCAGGCCATTTAACATGATCATAACTTGTTTGGTCAACTGCTTCAAAGTTAAACTCCCATGCTTTTCGCATATCGTTAACTTCTATTTCATAACCATCACCAGTTACAATTGGTAATAATTTATCTAATATATGGAAATATGTTCTTCCGCCTATGTCACAGAACCTTACACAACCGTCCCATCTGCCTAGTTTATAAGCAGGCATGTGGTATGCATAAGGTAAAAAGTACTTACAGGCATCTGAAATCTTACGCCTGGTCTTAACGTCAAGTCCTGTGAACCTGACGTTTACCTCGTCCTTAATTTCTAAAACACATTTTCCCATAGTTTATTATACTACCAATTGTACTGTAATGTCAAGTTAATTTGTCTACCTTGGTTGTCATAGTAAGGTAATATCTCTACTTCTTCATCAGTAATGTTATCAATTGCAAAGTTTAGATTCATACCATTAGTAAATCTTTTTGTAATATACACACTAAGTTTTGTAAGATCTTCCAAAAACTCTTGTCCTGCTGGGAGAACATCGTAAGCACCAGGCTTTCTATCAAACTGTCCTGCATACTGAACTTTATAATTTACATCTTTAAACATTTGTTCCCATGTAATAACACCAACATACTCAGGTACTCTAGTTTGATCTGTGTCATTTACTTTTAAATCAATACTAAATGAATTCCACGTATTAGAAAATCTAATACCTTGTGTATCATATGAGCCTGAATTATTATATTTTGCATTATAATAAATTGTTTCATTTACTTGATCAGTTAAAAGATTTCCATCTGCATCATATGTAGCAGGAGAAACTAATACTGTTTCTGAATATGATGGCGTATATTCTATTGCTTCTTCAAATTCGTATTTAAAAATACTAATGGCACCAAACCCTATTTCATATCCAACTCCTTCCTCAGGAAGTAATTCATCATTTGGATCTACAAAGGCATCACCGTAAAGTTCATATAAGTTAGGCCTTCTATAACTAGTTCCTACATTAAAAAAGAACTGATCTTTTGCTATACCAAGTCTCATAGCATTTTGATCTTCGTTTCCGTATCTAATACCAAAGTTGTACTCTAATGCAAACTTGGCATTTACACTTAAAAAGGCACCGTAGTTATCTTGTTTTTGTTCCATGTATTGATCTTTGCTACCATCAACACCATAAGTGACATCTAATAAGTTAGATAATTTAACAGTATCGCCTGCTCTAAAAAAGTCTCTACTACTTTCATTTTGGTATGTACTAACACCTTCTGTAAAATATTCTGCTTTATCCTCTGCTCTACCAATAGTAAAAAATTCGTTCCTAATACTTACAGTAAATCTTTCACCGTCCTGTAAGCAGTCGTTACTTTGTGACCAACTAGCAGTATAACAATTATCATAATCGTATGAATAATCAGTTGCATTTACATATAAAGTAAAGTCACCTGCGTCTGCTATAATTTTTGCACTAGTGTTTTCATAAGTATCTTCTTCTTCATTATCGTTTCTAGCATGTTGCTTTACTGAAAAATCTGTAACTTGTATCCAGTTTGTAGGTGCTACTGACAGATATCTGTGAGATTGGTTTCCTAGTCTTCCAGTTACACCTTTTTTAATTGTATCTGTAATTAAAACCGTTCCACCTATACTTCCTGAACCATACATTACACTATTGGCTCCACTAATTACTAAGACATCTTCACCAGATGGAATATCATGTGCAAAATCGTACCAACCTGAACCTGGTGTGTTTTGATGTATTCCGTTTCTATAAACGGCTGTATGAACAGATTGTGTACCTCGTTCTCTAAATAAAACATTACCGCCATAGCCTCCTGCTATGTAGGCCACTTCTGGTATTAAAGTACTAATTAATTTAGTATCTGTAAGAGGGTCTGTTTCTGTTTGTTTTACTTCTTGTGCAATAACAATTACCTCTTCTACATCTTCAGCAAGTGCAAATGCTGTCCATAAAGGTAAAGTAATAACTATTGCAATCTTTACAATATTATCGTATAGAAATTTTTCCATGATCTATTTCTCCTGTGGTGACTGATCAAAGTCGTAATTTATTAGTACTAATTATACACTTAATATATATTTTGTCAAGTGTTTAATAAGAGAAACCCCCAAAAAAATTGGGGGCTTCAAAGTGTTTAGAGTGGGAGGGTTCTAAACACCAGGGGGAGTATGCTTAAACATTTGATTGTCTATGCATACAAGTTGACTCAGCCAATGTCTTCCAATTATCGAAATCCATTTTTGCCAAGTCAGCAATTTTAAGTACCATTCTCAAACTAAGTTCCCTAAGTCTAGCACTCTTTAACACCATAAAGTCTATGATTTCTTTCTCAAACTCTTTTGAGAAACCATACTCAGTAAGCATTCCGTCTCTAACAATTTGGTTAATCCTTAAAAACTTGTCGCTTGTAGAATCCATACCTAAATCAATATAATGACATCTCGACATTAGTGCTTGTAAATGATCTTGTATTTTTTTACTTCTAACATTTTCAAAGTTTACATTTGTAATAAAGATTACACCACCTTTAAATTCAAACCTATCAGGTATGTCTTCTCTACGAAGTGCCTGTGATTCTGCTTTCCAACTAATTGTTCTCTTTTTACCAGAGTCCAATACTGCTTTTAACATGTTCAAACATACTTCGTCAAATAATACTGTATCACAGTCATCAAATACAAGTATGTCACCTTTTGCAGAATTATTAAATAATGTTTTGTACAAACCAATTGGTGTCATAGAGCCTTTAACAATTTCTGTTTTTACACCGCCACCAAGTTTTGCCATTGCATCATACTCTTCAAGAATAGTTTCTACACCAAAACTTTTACCTACTCCAGGAGGACCACTTACAATAAGACCTCTAACAGTACCGTTTGCTACTGCATCAGTCATTTGATCTAGTACCTCAAACCTTGCTTTGATTCTATCCATTGCTTGTTGGGTAGTCTCTTTCTTCTTAGGTTTAGTCTTTACTGGCATCAGTGCTTGATAGTCTTCTTTACTTGAAGGTTCAACATTAAGAGGAGAATCAACTAAAATTCTTACTCTTTTAGATGTTGGTCCCATTAAAGCAGAGCCATCAACTGTTACAAATGCACCTTTCTTACCAAAAGTTAATGGTTTGATTAGTGGAAAAATCGCGTCTTTAATAGGTGCGTTGCGATAGGTACCTTTTTTAATTTTAACAAAAGTTTTCATATAATGCCTCCCACGGCTTTATTTAAAATATACATTTATTATAACACTTTTTTGAGTCTTGTCAACCCCTTATTATACATATTTTGCAAATTAATATTATTTTGCTCTATTTTTGTATAGTTTTTATTATAATAGTTCTCTATATTATACTGACCTTTGCTAACAATGTCAACTATTTTTTGTATCTTATTTTCATAACTTAAACTATCATAATCGTTACCTAATAAATCATCAAAAGTATGGAAGCCTAATTCTTTAAGATATTGTATATGTCCAGGTGGAGTTAAAGGAATTGGTATTTGGCCTGCTAGGTAAGGTTTAATTGTTTTTTCTGTACATACTTGTTTGTCTATCTCTGACTCTGTATATATGTGAGCGTAAGTATTATTAAATGCAGGATGGTCTACAGCGAATGTATCAAAATTTAAATTTTTATCATCTAGTGGTTGTGCCACAGGATCAAATTTATATTTAATAGGTAGAATGTCTATGTAATTATCATATTGATCTAAGTGTTTTAATTTTTTGTTTGCTTTAGAAAGATAATCAACACTTTCTAAACTTTGGGAAAATAGTAAATCATCTAACAAATTATTTTCCCATAGTTTTAATCCTAAATGTATTCTAAAATATTTTGGATAATGATTTAGGCAACTAAAATTATAATCTTTTTTTCCTATTTTCTCTATAGAATTATATTTAAATTCATTATAATAAACTAATCCTACTTCAACTACATTATCTGAATGTCTTTTAGTATCGTATCCTATTGTTTGTATAATAAAAAATATATCACTTTTAGTTTTTAGGAAATGTATAAAGTCACTATATTGTTCTGTGCTTTCCATATTAGGCCAAACATCTGTGTTCCCTAATACAAAACTTTTTATACCTTGATCAATAAAGTATTCTATGCGTTTTTTAATAATAGAAAATAATAAACTTGATACTCCTAAATTTATAGCAGTATCCAATTTACAATTACAGGTTAAAAGTAAATCTTCAGCAACGTGATCTAATACTGATGCTTCTATATATTCCTGTGGTATATTTCTATTGCTTAACATTAAATTCTTCTAATTATAATAACACCATACTGGTCCATTATAACTTCCTCACATCCTATACTATCTATTACATCATTTACTATATCTATCATTCGCTGACTGTTACCACAAACAATGGTAAGTGGTACTTGATCTTGATTTAGTAATATGAAGTTTTCAACTTTAAGATCCACTTCGTGATGTCTTACACCATGTAAATCTAATTTCATTATTCCCAGTGTGGTCCTAATGCCCATGCTATAATTACGTTTCTCTTACCTTTAGTAACAGCATGGACTTCATGTGGTAAAAAACTTGGAAATATCACAGCCTGATTTTTTTCTAATGGAATTTGTTCTCCCATTATTGCAAACTGTCCTCCTTCATAATCGTTAGAGTCTGATAGTTGAATCGTCATACTAAGTTTTCTAACATCAGTATCATCGTAATAAACATCCTGATGTTCTACAAAGCAACCCAGATCTTCCTCTCTGTATTCTAGTAAATTAGAGGTTATATTTTCTGAATTAAAATTTATTTTACTAGGATATTTTTTAAAAAGTTCTTTTAAGTTATTTCTAATGTCTGTATTTAAAACTCTTATGCTCCAGGTTCTCCTACCTTTACCATAAGTTTGTACTTGTTCTCTATCAAAGTTGTAACCGTATAGACCGGCTTTCTTCCAATTTTTATCTATATTGCTAATAAGGTTTAGAGTTTCTTTAGAAAGAGCATTCTTTACTATAAAAGGTCTCATTATTCTATAACTATGTCTTCCATACCTGCTGTTCGCAGTCTGGTAATGTGTCCTATTTGCCACTGCTTTGTATCTAAACCTTTCATTACGCCTAAATACTTATTTCTTAATAGACTAAATTGGTTTGTTAGGTGTGTTAGGTCTATTACTGATTGTTCACCATCAACGAATTTGTCTGCGTCTCTGCTGGACAATGTCCTATTGTATGACTCTAAATACTTCCTAAATGTTATAGATCGTTCTCTGCGAAGTTCTATATTTAAGTGTTCGAGAATTGCTTCAATCTCTTGTAGTTGATTGAAGCGAAACTCTGTCAGACCAGGGAGGGAAGAACTGGCTTTTTCCAGACTTCCCTTAATTTTAACTTCCCATCTTGCTTCATTCAATTCTTTTTCGTAATACTCGATCGCCGGAACTATATTACCTAAGTCTTGAACAATGTTATTATAATGGGTAGCCATTTAATTAATCCCAATCCTCATCTTCATCATCTTCCAACCCAATGTCAAAGTGGCTGATTAATGCGGCTTTCATTACAGAATCAAATTCATTTGCATGATCTTCTGCTTCTGAGATATCTACATTATCTTCAAAACATCTAACCAGTTCTTCTGCAACGTGAAGCCTTTCTTTTGCAGGGATAAATGCTTTAATACTATCCCATGCGTCTAACAATAGTGCTACTTCAGGACTCATCTGTGTAATCCTCCATATTCGGTTCTAGCATTTCAGGATCAATATCTTCTGGAGTATCTTCTTCTACTGCCATAGGATTCATATCCCATTCATCTAAAATTACCTGTAGTTTATCATTAGTCCAACCTTTCCTGAACTCTTTAATTTCCTCACCAGTAACTGGAGAAACATAAGAAAGTTTGTTACCTACTTTAGTAAGTATCT